TGTTCTGGTTTTGTTTGCATAGCTTGTGGTTCCTCTACAAAGTCGAGTTCTGGTTGTTTTACCGGCTGGATAGATTGATTGGCGTACTCCTTAGCCTTCTCAATTGGAGCAATCTTTTTAACCTCTTCTGGCACTGCCTCATATCCAGTTCCAGTAAGCTCTCTTGCTACCATATCCTTGCGAAGCTCTACATCCCTAGACGGGTTCATTGCGAATTTCATTGTTTTTGGCCTCTCTTGATTGCTAATTCATTACTCATCAAAAATTCTTTTCTTGCGTCACTTCCAACTTGTGAATATGCGCTCTTTAATGCCCTAACCTTATCTTCACTTCCAAGTCTCTTGAAGCCAATATCACCAAGCAATGCCTCAGCAGCAGCGCGGTTGGCTCGGCCTCTTATCTTTGAATATTTTTCATATAACTCTGGAGATAGTCTATACTTTTCATTGCCAATCATAAATTGCTCCAAAGGCTTTGGTGGAACCACATCTCCATTCTCAGTTTCCTTGAACAACTTGTAAATTGCCAAGGTGGTTTTATCGTATGTTGCCTCCCTTGACTTGGTGAAATCAAAAAAGTTATACATTATCGGATCAGCACCTTCCGGTGTTTGTGGTATTTCTCTTCCCCATATATCAATCTTTCTTGGCAGATCCTCTGCATACCCAGGAATCTTTCTCTTGAGCACTTCTCCAAATAAATTTAGCGTTTTTTCTGTCGTATCTTCACCCTCAATATCTTTAATCTTTATTTTTTCAGGCAATGAATCGCTCATAGCCCTTGACACAGCACTAAGCGTATTTGGGAAAACTATTGAAGATACTGTTCCAAAGTAATTGGAAATCCACTTATCCATCCTATCCCTCTTCCCATCAAGCATGGCCGAAAGAAGGCTGTTTGTTCCCTTCAAGAAGCTTTGGTTCATCGCAAATGACAGTGTTTCTGGAACAAGTGCAGTTAAAAATTCTGGACTTATAAACTCACCATTATCTGTTGCCTTGCTTGCCTCATTCCAAGTTGCAAGCATTCCTCCAACAATCCCCATTTTCTCAAGATTCATAACACGATCACCAGGCTGGAGTTCTGTAGAATCGCCTTCCGCAAATCTTTCCAACGCACTAAGGTTTATTGTTCTGGGTGGAAGTGTTTTATATTGTATGTCCCTGGTCTTTTCGGAATCCTCTGCTGACCCGCCAATTACTCCAGCGTCCGATAATGTTTTTGCGACTGCTCCTATGGTTAGGCTTGTTAATGTTTTTCCTATTGCCATGTGTACGCCTCTAGCGTCCTTGGATTGCATTGCTGGTATTCCCTTTGTAACGAGTGCATAACCAGGAAGCGAATAATCAAGCATTTCATCAATCACATTTGCTGGTGTCTTTGCGTATGGGATAATTGTCTTTCCAAGAGTCCTAGCCAATCCAACCCTATTACCAAGGCCAAACATATTTGATACGCTCAACGCCGCTCTTGATAGTGGCGTATCCTGCTGGAACACGGCCTCTGCTGCCTCTTGCTCTATTTTTCCTAAAGCTTCTGCTGATGGAAGTCTTGTTGCAACAGAAATAGCTTTACCAGTTTGACCAGCAAGCTGTGCAGATTCAGCTAAAAGTCTTGCTTGAGCCATTCTTCTGAATGGAGTATCGCCAAGCTGAAGTAGGCGCAACATTGTTTCTGGAGGTACGCCAAGCACTGTTTCAGCGGCCAGTCTAGCCCTATCAAGCCCAGCTTGCCCCAATCCTTTCCATCCGTTGAGAACTGGTTGAGCCAAGCCAGATCCTGTCCAGAATTGCCTAAACGCCTGGGCTGGTTGGAATCCCCTTATTTTCTCTCCAGACAACAATCCTTCAGCACTAATGCCTCTTTTTAGCCCAACTAATCCCTCTCCGCCTCCACGAACAAATGCCTTAACTGTTTCTCCAACTCTTCTTGCTCCAGCCAAAGATATTGGTGAGGATACAGTTCTTTCTCCAACCGGCATTCCAACTGATTTCTTAAATGCCCGTGCTACCTCTTGGCTTATAAACGCGCCTTGTCTTCCAATCGCTCTTGGCAATGAACTTACCGCATTACTCCAAAGATTTGTGACCAATGACAAAGGAGCAAGAAGATTTCCTTGTATTACGGTTGGCAGAGTTTCGGCAAAAAACTTCTTGGGAACAAGTCTTGACTCAAAATTCTGGAATCTAAACGCACTTTCAACAAATCTTTTCTCGGCTTGAATTGCTTTTTGTATGTCAATATCATCCAGCGTGTTTCTTGCTTTTTCAGCAAGAGTTTCATAAGTTGACCTAGTTCTGGATTGAAGCTTGAAGAGATTTCTAGCTTTTATAAGAAGAGGCTGAGTAAGTGTTCTTCCATTCTTATCAAGAAAAACGCTTAATGTTGCAAGGTATCCATTTTCAGTTGCCGATGGAAGAGTTCTCATTGCTGCAACAGTTTGTGCAGCTTCTGTGGGTAGTTTTATTCTTGTCTTTGCAAGATCAATCAATGATTTAACATCATTCTGTTTTGATGCTCGGTTAATTAGTTCTGCATTGGCAACTACTTTTTGTGGAGCAGTTCCGCTTTCAAAAACTCCCCTTACAACATCATCCGACTCGTTTGCTAGGGCATCTTGCAGTGCCTTCTGACCAAACTTTGCGTACTTTATGTCCTCACTTTTTGCAAGCTGTTCTCTCACGCCTCTGTCAAGGAATGGATCTTTAACCATCTTTACGCCAGCTTGCCTATATCCAATACCCTTCTGTAGTGCTGGCAATTCAATCGGCAATTCAACAGGAGGAACACCAGCCTTTGCTGCTGCTTGTTCTGCCTTCGGAGCGACAGCCTCAACTGCCCTCGGCAAAACACCCTCAACCGCTGGAGTAACAGCAGGGGAAACAGCCATTGCTGCTGGTGCAACCTTGCCAGTAAATCCTTCAGCAACTCCTCTTGCCAATCCAACCAACCCACCACCAGTAGGCGTGAGAATGGATGCAGCCGTTGTGGTTATTGGATACTTTTCAACATCACGTTGTAATACTTCGCTAATCCGTGCCATACGCTCTGGGCCTAGCAATGCTTTGCCAACAGCCTCTTGACCCTTCTGGCCTGCAATAAATCCACCAATACCGGCAATGGCACCAGTAGCCAACTTAGGAAGAATGCCACCAGGAGTTAGGGCGGCAGCAGCTTCCGCTGCAACTCCTCCAGTAGTGGCAGGAATTATTTGGCTCGCAACAGTGCGTGCAATAGCTCCTAATCGGCTTGGCTCTTCTGGTTCAAGTTCAAATGAGTCAACAACTCCATTCTGATCTGCTTCAAACCTTACAACTTTGCCATCCTTATTTCTTCCAATAGCAAAACCAACGCCGGTATTCTTATCAGTTCCAGAGGAAACAGTTTCAATCCCAAGACGTTGCGCTTCTTTGACTGCTGGGATTGCTGCCTTTTCAATGATCCTTTCAGCCAACGCCTGCGCTGTTGGCTTGTATCCTTCGGCTATCGTTCCATCCGGCCTACGGATCGTACCCATCGCATCTACGGCCTTGCCAGCCTCAATGGATGCCTGCTGTGGAGTTGCGCCTGCTTGTAATTGACGTTGTGTTTCTTGGTCAAGAATCGCTTTGCGTTCTGGCGAGATAACATCCTCTAGCTTTCCGCCAGATGCCAAATAATCAGCCTTAGTTAAGTTTCCAGCTTCTTCTTGCGAAAGTGGAGCAAACTCTAAATCTTGTTCCTGCTCTGGAACGAACTCAAGCTCTGGCCCTATAGCCATTGCTTACTTCCTCGCTTGCAGTCGCCCTGGCTTTCCGTTGATGTAAATAAGTTGTCCAGGCTTTACGCCCGCTGCTTTTGCTTCTTGAAGGCTATTGAAATTCTTTGGTGCTTGTGGTTGGGCTGGCTGCTGTTCCGTTGCTGGTGCAGTAATAGCAGGCGCGCTAGACTCTGTCGCTACGGGAGCGATTTCTGGAGCTTGGGTCTCCATCTGTCCAGTCTGTCTATTAAATCCAAGCTCTGCCATTCTTCCTTGAAGCACTCCACGCTCGGACTCAATTTCTTTCATTACATCGGATCTTTTTTTCATCCCCACTAAACCAAGACCAAGCTCCATTGCTCCTGTGCGAGTATCTCCTTTTGCAATCTCAAGTTCTTGCTTCAATTTTTCATTGGAAAGTTTTGTCAATCTTTCATTGATTGCTTCTCTTTGAGCATTAATGTCTTCGTTTTCCAAGGATTGCTGATTTGTAATCGTGCTACCAATCCCAGCAAGGTAAGGTGCAAATGCAGGGTCTTGGCTTAACGCTGGTAGATCCTTCAGCTTCCCCTTTACCTTCAGCCCACCCTTTTCAAAACTAAAGTCAACATCTGGCTGTTCTTTCAATGCCATTGCACGCTCTTCTAATGCTTGCTTCCTTTGCGCCTCAGCTACGGCTTGTTTCTGCAACTCATCTTGTCGAAACATATTCATCAATTCTGGTACATCAATTACTGCCATAAATCTCCTTATATCTTGATTAAGTTGCCAAGGCCAGTAGCAATCTGACCAAATTGTTCAGCACCACTCGGCTGCCTAGAAATCGCCCCAACCTGCGCCCCGTAAGTATTGGCAAGATAATTAGCCTGCGACCCATAAAGATTCGCAAACGTATTGGTAAGGTTAACGGGGATGCCTTGATCCACCGTTTGATAAAACGGCTGTGCCGTACTCGGAGCCTGTCCAAACTGACCAGGCAACGCTTGGTTGGCCTGCACATAGTTCTGGAACGCCGATTGCTGTGCGCCAGTGCGTGCTTGGCCTAGGTTGTACAGTGAAGGACCACCAGCGATAAAGCCAGAAGCTGCACCAAGGCGGCTTTGCAATAACGCATCGCGGAAAGCCAAATCAGCCTTAAGCGCATCGGAAGTATTCTGACCAGAAGCAAGAAATTGAGTAGCAGCCCCATAACGCGCAAGCTTGCGTTGTTCACCGGCTGCACCCGTAGTAACCGCCTCCTCGACCGCTGGGGCAACTCCAAAGATGTTGCCTCGGGCGGTCTGGGCGGCGCGAGCAGCCTGCTGATATTGTCTCTGCTCTTCCGCCCCAAGCTGTGATCCAAGCGCAAGCTGATTGATTGCCTCTTGTTCTAGGTTGCTACGGAGTTGTTCGGTCTGCGCTGACTTGGTTTCTCCAATCGGAGCGGTAGCCATCTGGCGATAACGCTGGCCAAGCGCAACGGCAGTTTCGTATGACTTGGGATCAATCTGGCGTAACTGCTGGGTAGCGCGTTCTTCGGGCAACTGGAGGTATTCGCGGAAGGATGTGATCTGGCTAGCGGCTTCTGGCGTTCCAATCGCAATAGGCTTAAATTCCTTGATCTGCGTGTTGGCCCCAGTAATGGCATCCGTAACGCTTTTTAGGTCGGAATTTAATTGGTCAACATAAACCTTGGACGAAGTGTAACGAGGATCATTCTTTGGCAACTGATCCAACAATGTCTGGGCTGCATTCAGCCTTTGCTGAATACCTGCAACCTGTGTGTTGCCTTGTTGAACAATGCTATTTAAGCGACCAAGCTTTGTGTTATTGTAATCGTCAAGAATCTGCTGGTCGGATACTTGGAAGTTTAGCTTATTTGCAAGCGGTGATGTTGCATAATTATTACCAGCAGAAAGCGCGGTGATGGCTGGATTTTGCGCCAAGGCTAACTGTGAAATGCCACCGCTGATTGCATCAAGAGCAGAGGAGGAAAGACCTGCTGGTAATTGGGCAGGAGCAGAAAGATTTGCTGGCAATGCCTGAGATACCGCACCGATTGTTGTTCCAGGCTGATTGCCGCCTGAAAGTGCGGCAATCTGTTGTGCCAATGCGTTGTTGGTGCTTTCCCTGCTGGAAATATCTGCAAGCTTTTTGTCGTAATCCGCGCGCAAGGCATCGATTGATTTTTGCGTTTTCATGTCTTGCTGTGCGCGCTGTGCGTCAGCAAGTGATTGATATGGGTAATTTCCAATCCTTGAATTAAAATCTGCCACAGAAGGAGGGGATGCTTGGTATCCCAATGAGGTGTCTCGACTTCCTCCATTTCTTTCAGGAGTTGATATTGAATCAATGCTTCCGTCAGGAAGAACTCTCCATGCAACTGTTTGGCTTGGTTTATATGCCATGATTAAGCCTGTAAATTTGGATTGGCTATATTGGTTCCAATCGTTCCATAAATGTCTTGTAGGGGCATGTTGCGAGGAGCAAAAGCCACATTTGGTTCAACGCTGGCGTATGGATTTGCCCCATACAACCGCTCGAACTGGCGGGTCATTTGCGTTCCTAGTCCTCGATTCAAAGCATAAGCCTGCGGACTGGTCTCGTAAGACCTACGCAATCCTTCTAGAGTGCGTTGCGGTCCGTATTGACGTTCCATCTGTAGGCTGGACAAAGTAGCCGCCTGTTGGTCAAGAGCCGAAAGCTGACGCTCCAAAGAACGCTGTTGGGGCATGTACTGAATGCGAAGCTTATTCTCCAAGGCCGCCATCTCTGGAGCCTTCTCAATGTAGGTCTCTACGTTCTTTTTGTAAGCCTCTGCATTAGCCTGTGCCACCGCATTAGGATCGGGAGGAGGAGGAGGTGCTGGAATGGAAGGTCCGCCACCCATATTAAGCCATAGCCTTTCGCATAAACTTCATATAATCGTATTGTTTCCTAACTCCGTTGCGGTTAAAGATTAGGCTCCTGCGGGGGCCAAATTCATCCCAAAGGATAGACAGCAGGCGTTTCATAGCCAAGAGGCTACGGGGATTAGGTTTACCATCAATAGAGGTCACAGTCAAGTCCACAAAAGCATCTGGCGCATTATAGTCATGTTGATAATGCTCAATATTTTGCGTTGAATCCAAGGCTCTTGCAACAGCTACTCCAACAATCTCTTCGCCATCCTTAACCACGCCTACAAGGTTATTGCGCTGGTACCAAGAAAACCACTCCTTAAAATTAGGCCATCTAGTCTCAGGCACACCGGATGCCTCCACATATTCCATAGCCGTCATACGTTCTTTTGAACCTCAATGGTATCTGGGTTGGCGGCTAGAAGAATACCACGCATGGAAAGCTTCTTGGAATCAGTTGATACCTTGACCCGCATATTGCGCCATTTCTGGTATGATCGCAGGCTGTCAGCCACCCGCTTGACTGTCTGGGCGGATAGGGTTGCTGGAAGAGTAAATGGCAAGGTTATGCCACCAGATGACCTAGTATCAATGTTTGTGCCAATCGAGATAAATGCACCATCCGTGTCACGCCTCATGCTGATGTTGGCACTGGTGGAGCCAGAGTTGTAAAACTCGATCTCATAATGTGATCCAAACTTCTGCGCTACCCTATCATCAAACTCATAAGCCTTGGATGTCACAGAACTTGTATAACTTCCTGTAGATACATAATCCACATAATCTGATGTTGGATCAGCAGAATCAGCATCCTTGTAGCCAAGATAATGACCAACCTTGCTTGTCGGACTTCCGAATGCAATCTTTAACCCATTGGTGGAAAATCCAGACGAGAAGTTGGTAATCACCATCTTGGAAGCCGCGATGCTCCATAAACCCTCAAACGCATTGAAGAGGGCGTTATAGACAAGGATATAGTTTGGCGTGATTGCAGTATCTAGCGGGATGGCAAGATAATATCTGTTATTGTAGAATGCGGCATTGCAGGTGGTGACATAATTCTTATTGATCCTTGCAATGATGTTTTTGACGGGTTCGCTGATCGGAGTTCCTACGATATAAAAGTCATCAGCAATAGACCTTGCTACAGACCTGATTCCGTCATTGGCCAAGAAGAATACATCCTTATTAACAAAGTTAACCGACCTTCCTGAAACGCACCCAATCTTGTCGTTAAGTAGCCGAACCGTCCATCCGGCAGCCGTGGTTTCAGTCGGATTTGCAGTTACCAGGTAAATCTTGTTTGGCTTGAAGACAAGGATTTCGTAGTCGTAGAAAGGTTGTAGTGCCACAATATCTTCACCATCATCTCCACCAACAACAATGCTATTGGTTGATTTCCATACCTCGGCATCAAGGATGTCTGAGGCATAAAGCGTATTTCTGTCTGTTCCACTTCCAGCGGCAAATAACCTGTTTGTAAATTGTTTAACTAAACGAAGGCCAGTTGGCGCAAGAGCTGAAATGCTGGCTGTAGCTGTTGCTGTAAAATGCCCACCACCAGAGGGAGGAGCAGCAATGGTAACTGTTGGCGCGGTTGTATAGCCCGATCCAGCAAAGGTAACTGT